AGGGCTCTGTCGCCGAGATCGCGCGCCGCGCGTACGAGCTCGAGTCCACCGGTGCCGCCATCTCGACCGGCGTGCTCTACGACTCGCTCGAGCTCGGCATGGAAGTCGGCCTGATGCCGCCCGAGGCGAAGGACTGGATCGAGCCGGAGGACGACGCCGAGGACCAGTGGCAGGAGTCCGTGGTGCGCGCCTACCTCGAGAGCTGTCTGAGGATCGTCCGCGGCGATAGCTGGTGGCTGAACATCACCCGCCTGACCAACTCGATCCTGTCCGGGGAGAACCCGCCGAGCCGGTCGCGCCGGTTCTGGTTCAACCAGGTCTCGGCATCCGAGGACGCCTGGGTCGACCCGGCCGCGGTCGACGCCGGCGAGGACCCTCTCGCGGTCGAGCAGCGCAAGCGGTTCCTCTCGGGCAACTCGCTGGATGCGATCAAGGCCGGCTGGCTGGTCAAGGCCGACGACCCCATCGTCGTCTTCTTCGACGGCTCGAAGTCGGACGACAGCACGGCGCTGGTCGGCTGCCGGATCTCCGACGGCTTCACGTTCCTCATCGGGGTCTGGTCGAAGCCGACCGACGCGACTCGGGCGAAGGGGTGGATGGTCGACCGCGGCGAGGTCGACGTCCGGGTCGACGAGATGTTCGACCGGTTCCGCATCGTCGCCTTCTGGGGCGACCCCTCGCACACCCTCGACGACGACAACACGCGCTACTGGGACGGCTACATCGACGGCTGGCACCGCCGGCACGGCCACAAGCTCAACGAGCAGTTCTGGTCGGTGAAGACCGGCGCGACCACTCACTCGATCATGTGGGACATGACCTCCCCCGAGCGTCACTCCCAGTTCGTCGGCGCGGCCGAGCTCGTGCGTACCGAGATCCTGCACAAGCCGGACGAGGCCGCCCCGTACCGCCCGCTCTTCACCCACGACGGCCACCCGGCCCTGAAGGCGCACCTCAAGAACGCGAAGGCGTTCGCCGTCACGCTGCCCGGTGGCCGGCTCGGCGTCACGATTCGTAAGAACAATCGAGAGTCGCCGAACAAGATCGACATCGCGACCTGCGTCATCGGCGCCAGGATGCTCCGGCGCGTCGTGCTGAACGTGGGCATCAAGGAGGAGGAGACGAAGGGCGGCTGGGTCTACACCGCCTGACGTAGAGCACCCGTCGGCTACGATGCACGTTGAAACACTTCGTGCCGACACCCCAGGAGGGCTCCGTGGCCCGAGTCATGCCCCCCAAGTCGGTCGTCGAGATGGCTGTGACCTACATGCCCGCCTGGCTGCGCCAGCGGGCGAAGGCCAAGCGGCTCGACGTCTGGGCCCGTGGCGAGCAGGAGCGAGACGAGCTCTACATCCCGCCGGGCGTCGAGCGCGGCGGGGAGTACGACGACATCGCAGAGCGGGCGCGCTCCCCCTGGATGTACCTGGTGATCACCAGCGTCCTGCAGACGATGTTCGTCGAGGGTGTGCGGATGCCCGGCTCGAGCGACAACCTCCAGTCGTGGGCCGCCTGGCAGCAGAATGACTTCGACGAGAAGCAGGTGGGCCTCTACAGGTCGATGCTCGGGCAGGGCGTGGCGTACGTCGAGGCGCTGCCGGGCAAGGACTCGTTCACCGGCGACGCGCGCGTCATCTGGACCCCGCGGTCGGCCGTCAGCATGGCCGCCTTCTTCCAGGACGACGACCCCGAGTGGCCGACCCTGGCAATTCACGGCGTCGAGCAGAGGTCGCTCAACGCCTTCAACATGGTCGAGGACGGCTTCGCGATCCGCCTGATCGACGACCAGGCCGTGCATTACCTCGCCTGCCGTGGCGAGGGTCTCGAGGCGGCCGACTGGACCTACCTCGAGTACCGCGAGCACAACGCCGGCGTCTGCCCGGTGATCGAGTACCCCTGCATGACCGACCTCGACGGCCGGGCCATGTCGGAGATCGAGCCGCTCATCCCGCTGGCCCGCCGCATCGACCAGAACGTCTTCGACCGACTGATCGTGCAGCGCTATGGCGCCTGGAAGGTCCGCTACATCACCGGCCTGGTGCGTCCGCAGGGCATGACCGAGCAGCAGTACCAGGCCGCCATCGCGCAGATGAAGATCGGCGACTTCCTGGTCTCCCCCAGCACCGACACCAAGTTCGGCCAGCTGGACGAGATGGACCTCAAGAAGCTGCTCGAGGCCGGCGACTCCGACCTGCGCACGCTGTCGGCGATCTCCCAGACCCCGCCTCACCACATGCTCGGCCTGTCCAGCAACCTGCAGGCCGAGTCGCTGGCCGCGGCCGAGGCCGGCCTGCAGCGCCGGTCCTTCGACCGCCGCGTCGTCGTCGACACCCGGCACGAGCGGCTTATGCGCCTCACCGCGAAGTACGAGGGCAACCGCGAGGAGATGCGGGCCTTCGACATGCAGGTCCGGTGGAAGGACATGGAGTCCCGCTCGCTGTCCCAGGCGGCCGACGCCCTCGGCAAGCTCGCGACCCAGGTCGGCGTGCCCACCGAGATGCTCTTCGAGAAGATCCCGGGCTGGACCGACAGCGACGTCCACCGTGCGATGCAGCTGGTCGAGTCCCAGGCGGTCGACAAGCTGCTCGCCGAGCTGGCGACCATCGCCCAGCAGAACGGTGCGACCGGCACGCAGATGGCGCAGCAGGGCACTGGCCAGCCCCAGCCCACCGGCGCCGCGGCCTGATGGCCACCCAGCAGGAGCTCCAGAACCTCGACGAGGCGAACCGCCAGGCGCAGGCCGCGAACGCCTCGGCCATCGCTGTCCTGGTGCTCACCTACTACGCGCAGATCGACCCGGGCAAGCTCTCGATCAGCGGCTCGACCTGGCTCGACCAGTCCGTCTCGGCGATCGTTGCCGGCTGGCGCCGCTCGGCCGCGCTCCAGGCCGCGTACTTCCGCGCCGTGCGGCAGCTGCAGGTCCCGGACGCGCCGGCATTCACCCTGCCGCCGGTCCCCGAGCCCAACGTGCTGCAGATCCGCAAGTCGCTGACCTACACCGGCTTGGTCACCGCGGCACAGGGCCTGGCGAAGACGCCGCAGCGCGTCGATCCGGAGCCGCCAACCGCCGCCACGGTGCACACTGATGGCGTCGGCACCAGCGACCTCGCCAGGATGGCGCAGGATGCCATCGCTCGCGCGGCCGAGACCAACCAGCGCCTCGACGCGCGCCGCGAGCAGATCATGGTCAAGAGCGCGGCGATGGCCGCCGGCGCCGCGGTGCGCCACGTCCAGAACGGCGGCCGCGAGCAGACCATCAACGCGGTGCAGAAGGATCTCGTCGCGACGGGCTACGTCCGCATCACGCGACCGGGCTGCTGCGCCTTCTGCGCGATGCTGGCCAGCCGTGGGCCGGTCTACCGCAAGGACTCGTTCGAACACAGGAATGCCGACCCCCGCTTCACCGGGTTCGGCGAGGTGAAGGTGCATGACGTCTGCCAGTGCTCGCTGCGCCCGGTCTATAACCACTCGATGAGCGAGTGGCCCGACCTGTCGCTGACGTACTCCGACCTGTGGACCTCCACGACCGCCGACGTGCGCGGCAAGGAGAAGATGCGCGAGTTCCGCCGGCAGTACGAGAAGACCGCTGCGTTCCAGGACGCGCAGGCCGCCAAGGATGCGCTGACTCAGTAGCGGCTCTAACGCGTTGGAGCCCACCCAACACGCGCGATGCGTGTAGTACGATTCGCAGCGACGGCAATGGCGAGAGGCCAAGCCTACGGACAGAAGGGTGGGCGCCGAGATGGCAAAGCTCCCCGCGTTTGACCAGTGGACCGCCCCTTGGGAGAAGAACGGGACGGAGTTCGACGCCGATGCGGCGAAGAAGTTCATCTACGACCTTCACAAGGACGTCGAGACCAAGACGGACGAGATCAAGATCGAGAAGGGCAAGGCCCGCGACGCCGAGACGGCGAAGTCGGAGCTCCAGACCCAGCTCGACGCGAAGATCTCCGGTGAGCAGGGCGAGGCTGCAGAGCTGAGCCGCAAGCTGGCCGCCGCCGAGAAGAAGATCGCCGACCGCGCCGCTGCTGACGCAGCCCGCGCCGGCAAGGCTCTTCTGGTCGCACTCGACATCGAGGGCATTACCGCTGCTCAGGCGAAGGCGCTTGCGCCTCTGATGTCCGGCGACGACGACGACGCGCTGAAGGAGTCCGCCGAGGCGGTCATCACCAAGCTCGGCGTCAAGATCGGGACTGCGGTCGAGAAGGAAGAGCCCGAGGGCGACAACGACTCGATCCGGCGCCGCGGGCTCCCGCTCGCGGGCACGAAGGGGGACCCGAACCCGACCGGCGGCCGTGAGCTGCCGAGCGTGATCACCCCCGAAGGGCTCAACGCGCTGGTCCCGCTCTAAGCCCCTCGCACGGCCCTAGCCACGGGCCGCCTGCGTTCACCCACACTCTGACCAGGAGGTCACCGTGGCTGTCATCAAGGCCAAGCCCGAGAAGTTCATGCCCTACCTGCTCCAGCTGGTGCAGCGTCGGCTCATCATCCCCGAGATGATCACCCGCGTCGCCGACGACACGTTCGTCGGCGCGAAGAACGACACGGTGACCATGCGGGTCGGGAACCTGCACACCGTCGCGCGGAAGTACGACTTCCGCACGCGCAACGCCCCGATCGTCCTGGACGACATCCAGGGCGAGGGTGGGATCCCGATCAAGCTGGACACCCACACCTACTCGGCCACCGGGCTGACCGACGAGCAGATGACGCTCGACGAGATCGAGTGGGTCCGCGACGTCATCGCCCCGCAGGCCGAGGCGGTCGCGAACGACCTCGAGATCGACGTCGCCACGGCGTTCGAC